GATCGTGTCTTGCTTGTACTCAGCCCGCATCGTGTCTTCGGTCGGGGCTTGCGGGGCAGTGCCTTGCAACGCTCCATAGGCCGACTTGAGTTGAGCGACTTGTTCTTGGCTGAGCGATTCCATCGCCAGCCCCAACGATTTCAACCAATCTTCAAACGTCATAACACTACCTTTCAGTTGGGCGGCTTTGGCCGCAATCCTTACACTTGTCGATTCGTCCGCACCGCGCGGCACGAAAGCCACTCCGTACAGATAACCGGTTCGAGCAACAATCAGCGGCCCCTTAAACCGTTGGCCGTTGACGTCTACTTGATCGCCGGCACTAACTTCTTCCATTTCGTCGGGCGTCACCTCGACGGATGCTTGAAACGGAAACCCGTTTTTCGCGCTGGCAATCACGTTGTCGCGGGCTTGCCCGTGATAGCTCAGCGAACCACGCATCGTGATTTGCTGACCGTCATTTATCACCTCGGTTGCGTGTCCAACGATTTGCGTTCCGTCGTGATTGTAATTCGCAACAACGCTCGGGGCGGTTTGCAATCCAGCCAAATCAATCACAACTGGCACTTCGTAATTGTCAAGCTTAAGCGGTCCGCCGTTGTAGGCCACTAAATCAAACGACGGCACTTTGCTCGCGCCAGCACTCGCGGCAATCCGCACAGCAATCAACGGCGTTCTGATTTTTTTTCTCATTCAGACTTGCCCTTGATATCTTGCGGATTGTCGGAATGTCCAAATTCGACATCCTGCCAGCGTTGCCTCTCGGCTTCCTCTTCGGGAGTCCTTTGACGATTGCCACCGCGTTGCATCGTCGAAACAAATTCGGCAATCTTGCGGTGGTATTCGTCCGAGTTTTTCGACGGTGGAGGCGTTACGCCTTCCTTGACCAGATCCCAAACTTCCGCCTCAGCGTCGTTCGGATCGATGCCAAGCTCGGGAAATTGTTGAGCCACCATCGACGCATATTCATCGAACCCGCGTAGCTTTTCCTGACGGCTAGTGTAATCCAGCCCCGCATTCTCCCATCGATCGATGTCCGCCTGCGTGATGCCGATAACCTTGCGAGCGTACTGTTTCGCCTTTTCGCGTTCGCGATGGCGGCCCAACTCCTCGTTCCAAAGTTCGTCGCCGATTTCCTTATACTGCTCTGGCGTCATGCCAAATTCTTGGGCGTTCTGCTTGACGGTTCGCTCGAATCGAGCTTGATGCGCTGCGGGGTTGTTATTGATCTTTTTGAACAACTGGCCCAGCTTGGAAAACGGCTTGCCGGACATGCTTTTCGGCCCGCCCTTGGCAATGTTTCCGTCGCTGTCCAGGCACATCTTACGGCCGCCAGTGCGGTTGCCTTCGTCGTCGGTTCCCGTGCCGTACGTGATCCATTTGGTACATTCGCCAGCTTTAATGCTGCCCATCATTGGTTCGCCTTCGCAATCGCACGCCTCAACGGCTTGCGGTTGCTGCGATGGATTTTGCGTCGCCGCTCGGGATTGTGCGTTAGTCTGGGCGACGTCACGCTGCACGTCCGCTTGGGCAATCGAACCAATCTGATTCGTCGCATTGAAGTTGGCGAGTAGCAACGTCTCTTTGATCTTGTCAACCGTCACGCCATAATCACGCGCCATCGTTTCTACGGCTTCGTCGTAATCATCGCCAGCGTCCGCGTAGACTTGCCGCAGCGTCAACGTGCCATTTCGCAGCTTGACGTTGGTGGCACTGGCTTCAGTGCCGACGTCCGCGACAGGGTGATTGGGCCAGTCCCATTGATGCTCGGGGACGTCCCGAGGATCGCCAAAGCCAAATACCAAAGCCGCTTCACGCCACCATTGCTTGAACAGCTTGTCGAGAACGCAATCCTCGCAATCGGCCCGCTCGATGTCGACGCCCGTAAAGTAGGGTTGAAAATCCAACCGACCGCTGGCGTAATTCGACTGCGAACTATCGCAAGCGGCCATGTTGTATGGCATGTTTTTCGGTCTGGCCAATTCCGCAATCTGCGCTCGATTGAAACTGTCGTAGCTGGCGTTCGGATGCTGCGCCTGCATCTGCTCGGCCTTGTAGCCCATGGGCAGCGCGGCCATCATTCGCCGCTCGATTTCGAGCGTCGAAAATGGGGCTACAGGCTCGGCATCACCCGGCGGCATCTCGGTATACAAGAGCGCGGCAAAGCTCGCGGCAGTCTCCGCTGCGCTCACCGTTGCTTCACGCCAACGTCGGCTAGACGCTCCAACTTGCATCGTGCTCTTGCACTCGGGAACCCCTCGATGTTGCTGCGGTCGCCGGCAGTGAAACCAGTGCAGCACATATCGAGCCGCCACCGGCTTAGGGTCTTGCCAGTAGACCGCCCATTGCGAGCCCGGATGCTGCGGCAGGATATCATAGATCAGCGGATTGCCGTATTGGTCGAACGTCACGCCGTCAATGACACCCTCGCGCCGATATGGGACGTAAGGCGTCGTCACTTGGTCGCATTCAATCATTACGACGTCAAGCTTCACCGGGTGATCGACAGACGGATTGGCGGTCGCGATGCCGAACGATTCGCCGTCCACAAGCTTGGCATGCGCCGCCGTCCACAGCTTACGCCGTAGCTGGATCGCCTTTGACCACTTCCGCCACTCGGCATTGATCCGCTGATTCAACGCTCGGTCAGCCGTCTTGACCGACAGTGTGGGCCCCAACCCGACGAGAAAATTGGCGTGTGTCTGCGCAATGCCATCCGCGTAGCCATTGCTCCCGGCTTCGTAGCGACTACGCTTGACCAGCTTTTGGCGAACTCCCTTGCTGTTCGCGCTGTCCGCATCGTAGGCGTCGACGTTGGCCCAGTAGTTTTGATATTCGACACTATCGCTTGCCGCGTCGTATCTGGCCCGGATGTCGGGCTTGACTGGCTGCGCTCGCCTGCGGCCCGTATAGAGCGCCACGGAGTCGATAGCCATTAGCCACCGCCTTGCGGCTTGATCCGCTGGATACGGATTCCGAACCCGCGTTGCCCACTCGATTGGCCTGCGGCCTTAGCGGCCAAATACCGATCGGCCTCAATTTGATCGCGGATCGATTGCGCGGTGACACTCTGCGAGCCGACGGTGACACTGGCCGGATTCTTAGCCGTGCTTTCGATTGCGTCGGAGATGCTTTGTGGCGTCGTCATTACCAGCATCTAATCCGACAATACCTAGCCGCGTCAAGTTTTCGTCGGCGTCGGTACTATTAGCGGGATTGGGTGGCGAAAATTTCTCCGCTTCCGCCTCGATTGGGATTTCGCGCGTGTGCAAAACTTGCTTGCAGTGTCGGCAGAATCGCCGGCGCATTCGCTCGTTGCGTCCGCGAACGAAATAGCTGTCCTCCACCCGCCAATCGCGGCACCCGCACCGAGGGCACTCCCAGCCGTCGCCGCCAGTGGCTTGCGATGCCAGTTCCCCGAGGGTCGGCCGTCGTTCGCGTTCCGTCATTTTCGCCTCGCTAGCTGTGCCAAGCTGGGCCGCCCCGCCACGCCATTACGCTTGATGGATTCAACCACGGACTGCGAACCCGTCGCCAGCGTCATGCCCTTCAGTTGAGCCGCCACGGTCGCGTAAACGCTCGCGTCAAGAAAGTGATTGTATTCGCTTCGCGTCTTCCACACTCGCCGCAAGTGGCCTTTGTGCATCTCGTCCATTTCGCGTTCATTGGTCACATGGCGAGCGTAAATGGAGTGTGACGATTCGTCGACAGTCATTCGGCCCGCGCCTTCGCTCGATACTCCCCACAGCGTAAACGCCCCAGGATTTCCGATCGGCGTGAGCCATCGATCCTGCTCGTAGTTTTTCCAGCGGTCCGCATCCAAGCACGCCAACCATAGTCCTTTTTGTCTCGACAAGAACCAACCGTCACCCGGCTTGATGTCCGCCGATCGCCTGCGGTATTCGCTGAAATTGGCGCCAGCAGTTCCCGAGGATCGGCCGAATCCCTTGCTCGGCATGAAACCTCGAACAGCCGCGCACGCGGCATACACCGCGTCGGATCGCCAACCGCTATCCACCAGCGTCAACGCGACCGGAACTATCTCGCCATCATGCCGTTGCGGCGGATTTTCCAGCAGCGATTCCGCGAACCCAGTGATCGCCTTGCGGATGGCCTCGTCAACGCCATCATCAGAGCCGTAACGCGTCCCAACAACATCCCACGTGCCGTAATCCAGCGTGTGACCGCTGCCATCCTGTCGCCATGCCCGCAGAACCCAATGCAATTCGATCTTTCGCACGTCCACGCCGCACGTAACCAGCGTATAGCCTGCTGGCACAATACGCCGTTCCTCGCCGTTTACGCGTCGCTGAATCATTTGCGGCGTTAGGCTCGTGTCAATCGCCGCTTCTTCCGTCGGTGGATCGTTGTCGTATTCCGTCGCGACATTGACCGGCCCCAGGTCGGCCACCAAATTGAAGTAGGCTTGCAACGCGTCCGCTTCCATCTGGCTGCCGTCGCTGGCTTTGGCGTCGTTATGCCGATTAGGATTGGCGACAACGGCACCGCGTTGCATTTCCTCGCGATTGGCCAAATAGAACGCGTTCGAGCGACGGCATTCAGGATCGACATTTTCACCTGATGGCGTAACAAGCTTGCCGTCCTCTTGCCGCATCGACACATATTCGTCCCACAGATCAAGACGGTCCGGCGGAGTGACAAGCCATCGATAGCGACGGCCCTTGAAATTTGGCCGCTGCGTTCTGTCCGTCAACACGAACGACGCACTGACCCGGCTTTGGATCGTCGTCAGCACCACGCGGCCGATACGCTGCCTCTGTCCGCCTAACCCGCCAATTGTCGCGTCGATGCGTTTGAGCAGCTTAGCGGCCTGCTCTTCGCTTGCCGCTGTCTGTTCGGTGTCCGGGTCGTCAATAATCGCCAGCTTCGGCCGTCTGCCCTTACGCAAACCACGAACGGCGGCATCTAGGCCACGGGTCGCGATGATTGCGCCAGCCGACGGACTGCCAGGAGTGTGCGGAAACGTCAACTCGTCGCCGCACCACGAATACCGCAGGCGTGCCAGCGTATAGGGAACGCCATTGTCATATTGCGTTCCGTTGGCACGCTGGCTTCGCGCACGCTGCACAGCACCTTCCAGGTTGCGAACAGGGATGCACACTTCGGGATAGTCGGCCGCGAGTAGCTGATTCGTCTCGCAGTAGTTGGCGATTGAGTGGAGGATGGCTTGTGCCGCTGGACCGGTTGCCGCAAAGATGACGACATAATCACAATCGCCCGTCAAAACATACTTGGTAGCCAATCGCTCCGCAATCAGCGTCTTACCCTCGCCACGACTTGCCGCAATTGAT